GAATGTATTGGTAGCCATTGTCATGATGATGTCCTAAAAAGTTACAAGAATTTTTCGATCAGGCTGGCCGCATCTTTGATGCTTCCCGTCGATCTGAGACGCTGCTGCGACTTCTTGACCCCACTGCTTTTTTGGCTGTTGCCGGTGGTCCCAGGTCTAACTGACTTGGTTGCACTTGGAACTGGTTTGATCTGCTGCCTCTTGCTAACAATCCCGCGATATTCCGCGATGGTGTTAAGTGCAAGTAGCATGCGGTGATCGGTGATCCCGTTCATCTCTTGATCTGAAAATCCAATTGACTTACCCGCATCAACCCACTTCTTTTTTTGCTGAGACGCCATTTCTGGGTCACGCAATGCCGGTAGTGCTTCAATCAGGGCCGTCTTCTGGTTCTCCAGATAGCCGCGCATGTGCTGCTGCTGCTCCGCCTGCTGTGTCTGGGCTAGTCTTTGTTGCTCCGACTGGATGGCGTATTGCTTCTCCTGTCGTTCGCGACCTAGCTCCTTTTGCCTCACCCACTCAATTGGGTCGCTCTCATAAAGCGCATTCATATCAATAGGTGACGCGTCAGCTTGGGCTAACTGCTGCTGCAATGCGCCTAACAGTTGGGCGTATTGTTGCCGCTCTTGCCGCACAATATCAAACTCCGCCTGAGCTTCTTTACGCTCTTGGGCAAGTGCTTGCGTTTTGCGCGTGTAGTCAGCGGTTCGGCTGTAGCCGTTGGTCAAGTCTTCAAGTGAAACCTTAGTGTCCTTGCCGTCAATTTTGACGGTGAACTTCTGCTCCACCGGGTCCTGACCCTCGTCTTCATCCTCGTCTGACTCTTCGTCATCTGACTCGTCATCCGCTGCGTCGTCTGCAGATTCGTCGTCATCTAACTGTTCGGACTCGTCAACCTCGTTGATCTCGTCCAGCTGCGCCTCTGAGTCTTGTTGGTCTCCGTCTCCGGACAACATTGCCTCAATGGCATTGGCTGCACTATCTGCAGTCATTGGGTTATGAACACTGGCTGGTGCCGTGGTGTCGTTGGCCATATTATCTCATCCTAATTACAGTTTGGAGTTACGCTCCAGATGTTTACCAGCTAGTTTGCCGGTGTCAACGTAGGACTGGAGCGCTGCTTTGAAGTCTTGTAAGACGCTAATGCTCGCAAAAGCACGCTCCCTCTTGACTACGTCGTCAACTGTACTGGTTTTCCAGTCGTTTATGTACATGGCCTCCATGTCGTGCAGGGCGGATTGGATGATTGGGTCATCCATCAGGCGCTGTGCGTTTTGGCCACGCGCCAGTCGTTCTACGTTATCCATTACATGGGACCCTGAGGCTGCACCATCTGGTTCATGCCGCGCAGTGCTTCTCGGTCACGCTCCATCATCGCCTTGATGCTGGCCACATCCACCTGCGTGCCGTACTTGAGCTGCATCTCCTGTGCTCGCAGCATAAAGTCGGCCTCTTGGCGGTCGCGCTCGCGGTCGTCTGATCGGATCATCTTTTCACGATCAAGCTCCAGCTCTGCTGCTTTTTTCTGGATGTCTGCTTGAATACTTTGGGCTTGCACCTGCGCCAGTATCTCCTCTGGCGTTGGCTTTTCCTGCTTCTCTGGCGGCGCGTAGTCAGCCGGCACGGCGCTAAAGAACTGGCTGGAGTCCTTGAACCCGGCCAGCTCCACCATTTTGCGGACCGTGTAGCTAAACTGCGCCGGCGACACCAGTGGGTTTTGTGGGCCCATAGTCATGAGCGCCTCTTTTTGAATATTAGAGATCATGTTGAGCATAGCCATCTTCTGCTCAACGTCTCCATTGCCCAGCGCAACGTTTGTGGTCACGTCCATGCTGCTATTCCATGACCTGGGGTCAATGGCCACCCATTCATTGCGCAATCGAACCATGCGCTCTTTGTCCTGATGCGTGACGATCAGGTGCAGCAGGTTCTTAAACAGGGTTTTCATCCCGTTGCTCAAAATTCGGGTGATTAGCTCCAACCTCATTTGGCTGGCGCTAACCGTGGCGGCCACGGCTGCCTTAGTTGAGCTTTGCAACGCGTCCGCATTCAGGCCCATGGAGGCCTTACTCATACCTGTGCGGTCTTCTTTGACCTGGTCCATGTAGTCCAACATGGAGAACGCCTCGCGGCCAACAAACGGCGTTGTGAGCGGCTGTACCATGCCAGGCGCCCGCATACGCACAATTGCCCCGGTCTCGTTGTTTAGCACGTCGTCCATGTTGACCTGCCCCTCCACCACTGCTGTGCGTGGGTGGATGCTTTGGGCCAGCGAGTCCAGCGTGTTGCGCAGTATGTCGCTTTTAATCTCCTGCAAGTCCTTGGTCAGGTCAAAGATACTTGTGGCCTCTAGGGGCGATGTGTGTGGCTCCGGGTCGCAAGGGAAGGCCGCAAATGGGATCATGTCCGCCGGGACATTGCGAACAATAGTGTAGCCCTCGCCCAAACAGCACAGCTTGCGCAACTCTGGTAGGCCGTCGTTGTCGTAATCGATCCGTATCCACGCCTCAATGTACAGCACACGCATCATTGCAGGGTTGTTGCTTTCTGAGTTGGCACCGATGGTTGTGCTCAGGCTGCGCCTGCTCAAGTACTCGTCGTTGTTTTCAAAGTCAGTTGAGGTGACGTAGGTCATGACCTCTTCTTCGTCGTATCCCATCTCAATCAACTCAGCCACCGTGGCCATCTTGCGGTGGGCAACAATGCTGGAGTCCTCCAGCGACCTGGCGTTGCGGCTTAGTAAAAACTCCTCTGGAGGCACTGCCTCAATCGCTATGCGCCCAGACTTTATGGTGCGTTTGATGGTCGCATCAAACAGTTGCGGCATCGCAGGAATAATGGGTTGGCCCATCTCGTCCAGCATTGGCTGGCCGGTCATCGGGTCAACCTGTGGCTGCATCATCTCCGGTGACACGTTGGGGTCGTCGTACTGTGAGATGACAGACACGGTGGCGTCTGGCTCGTTCTCAATTAGCATGATCGTCTGCTCATCCAACCCCGTGTACTCTTCAATCCGGACCGTGGTCTTGTCCTCCCACCAGGTCTTGACAACGCCACACTTGCGGATCAGCGCGTCCTTAAACGTCGAGTACATGACCAAGAAACCGTCGTTGTCACTTTGCAAAACATAGTTTGCGTAGTCGGTTGCCTGCTCGGCCATGGCCACGTCCTCTGGACCCTTTGGCACAAACTCCACAGCCCGCTCACTGGAGAACATGGTGCGCATGATGCTGGGTAGCATCGCGTTGACAACGTCGCGGACCTCGGTGCTAATAGCCTGGCTACTGCCCTCGGCCTCATTGCCAAACGGGTCACCCCGGTAGTAGCGCGTTGCTTGGGCGCGAAACGGGCTGAGGTCCGAGTCGATGTAGCTGATGGCGTCTTCAATTTCAGACGCGACAATTGACTGCAGCTCGGTCTCATCCATAGGCTGGTCGTCGTAGTCATCCTCCGCGCTTTCGCGCTGCATGTCTTCGGCTGCTGTAATGGGGTCCATGTCTTCGTATGAGTTTGCTTGCATTTTCATCCTTTAGCGGTATTGTCTAATTGTCCCACTATCAACATAGTCGGGGGATGCCCCTGCGGATAGGTTTGTCCCATTTACTTCTAGCCGCCGTCCCGTGGACGCCAACCGCTGCGTCCTCAGCAAACGTCAGCACAAACGAGTCCGCTAGGTCGGGGGACTTGAGGCCACGCTTCTTGATGTCGTCCTTTGACTCAATCTGCAATTTCCCGTTGCTTGCAAATCGGTACTTGACTGTGGCCAGCTCAGATATGAGTTGAGAGCTGTTTGGTATGCAGCAATCCCTGCGCTCTAGCCATGTTTTCGCTTTAGCCCACAGCTCTGCCCTCAGGTTTCGGTACTGGCTACCAAAGCTGGGCGACTCTGAGACGTTGATGCCGCGAGCTGGTAGCCCCAGCTCAATCAGCCGGTCAACCACACCAGCCCCCAGGCCAATGCTGTCTACCAGTATTGCAACAGGCTGCTCGTGTGGCGGTAGCGCCTGGTACTCGGCCACCACCGCACCCGTTAGCTGCATCAGGTCTAGGTTCTTCCAGACCCGTGGCGATTCTGTGACCACGTTGGCCTTTCGCTTGGTTAGCGCCGAGCTGTCAGCACCAAACCGCGCGACGTCCAAGCCCCAGACCATGGGCGCGTATGGGTTGACGGTTACATCACGATGCCGAGCGCTTTCGATCAAGTCCATCGGGATCATGGTGTCGTCGTCTGATCGCGGGAACTCGCCCAGCACGCGGACCCTGTATGCGTTGCTGTCCTCGCCGTACCTAGACGCCATCTCATCGATGTAGTCCTTGCTAACCCTTGGTGACTGCTCACAACCAACCTTGAAGGTTGTCCACTCGTTAGCCAAGCGGTTATGCGTGTCATAAAAAAAACCGCTGGACCTGGTCGGGTTGCCCAGCAGCAGGGTCACGGCTGCGTGGCCAGACATCGAGCCGCTGGCCGCCTCAAACACAGCCTCCGGCACGCCTGACGCCTCGTCGGCCACCAGCATAACGTGGTCCGAGTGGATGCCCTGCAGAGCCTCCGGCTGCTCGGCCCTTGATGTACGCGCGGAGATAAACATCTCGTCAGGCGCGGCATTAAAAACAATGCGGTCCTGCTTCACAGTGACCATCGCCTGCAAGGGCTTTGGCAGCTCATTGACCCAGCGCTTTAGCTCGGCAAACAATGCGTCAAACAGCTGGGCTGACGTAGGCGCTGTGACCACCACCTTGACAGGTGACCGGGTCATAAAGAACCACAGCATCGCCCAGCTGCTCGCGGTTGACTTGCCGACGCCGTGGCCAGACCTGACTGATATGCGCCTATCACCCCGTGCGATGGCGTTCAAAAAATCAATCTGCCACACGTCCGGGTCCACGCCTAGCACCTCCTGGACAAACAGCGCAGGCTTGTCCCTGTAGCGCTCAACCCACTGCTGGAACACCTCCCGCGCCTGGGTGGTCTGGCTCATAGTTTGCCCCATAATTTTGATGCGGTTTTGACGCCGGAGTCAATTTTCTCAATTCTGCCGTCTGGATACTTGAGGTAGTTCCCGACGCGTGATGGCAGCGGCAGTGCGTCCTCAGCGCCGAGTCTGACGGCTGTCTTGGTCTGGCCCATGTCCAGGGTTGAGTGGAAGTCGCCGCTGTAGCGTGAAGATGGGATGTTGCCGTGTGTTGTCATTTTCTTTTTGCCTTGCTGTTGTCTTTGATGTGTAGCAGGAACGATTTTTTTAACTCGTCCGCCATGTTGTCCGCTCTGGTCCTGCCGCCAGCGGCGCTGGCATTTGAACGCCTAAACGCTGGGTCGTTGGCCAAAAAAACTTTGGGTATTACAAACCCGTTGGGGGCTGGCTCTTTCATGTTGCCAGCCATAGGTTGAGGGTAATTAGCCCGTATGTGATAAGTCCGGTTGCAAACAAAACTACAGCCGCAACCGCCAAATCCACCAAAGCAGTACGCCAGCGCTGCGGCTTTTGATACTGATAGTCGATGTATGGCTCTGCGTCAACCGGTATTTTGCTTGCCATTACGCGGCGTTGTAGCCATGCGTTAGTTCGTCTGATTTCTTTTTCTGCGCTCATTTCTTTCTCCTCGGATATTTATAAAAAACGTGGAAACCGATGACCTCAGTCATCTTTAATCTACTTGCCCACTGGGGGTAAACGGCCAGGGTATGGTAGTGCGTTGACTTTCGTGTGTTGTCCTTCAACCTACCCGCCATTGCCTTGGCCACTACTCGCTGCACCTTCTGTGTGTACGCCACCAGCTTTGGGTTTCTAGCTCTGTAATCGTTGGCCCAGCTAAACTGCTTGCTTTGATACACAACTTTGCAGATTGAGTTTGGCCAGCGCTTGCTGGCGACCCTGTTTAAGACCACCGATGCCACTGCTCTGATGCCAGCCAGACTTTCGCCACGTGCCTCGTAGTGCAGATTGTCAGCCAAGCATTTTGCCTGCTTGCTGTACGGCACGGCCATTACTGATGTTGGCAACATCAGCAAAGCCAGTAGTAGCTTAAGCACTGCCTCTTGCGCGAATAGCGGCGGCGCACCAGTTGGCGGCAACCATTTCAGGAGCTTCTTCTTTGGTTAGCCCAACCCATTTAGACCGGTTAAAAGCATCCTCTGCTCTTTTAATTAACTCTACTTGATCAATATTCCCATCATCCTGAAACTCATCTTGCTCATCGGCAGACATCTGAGCAAAGGTCTGGAAGTGGTTCTCACCACAGCATTGAAACCGTGCCTTCTCGCACCCGCAGTAGCAACAGTACTGCGTGTCGTCCGCCATCATCTCTTCATGTGTCATGTGTTCTTCTCCTTAGCCACAATAGGCGTGGCGCGTTTGTGTTTAATGGTCTCGTAGATATGGTGCAGGGCCTTCTCCATGTCCTTCACCGTTATCACCTCCAGCTGCGCGTCGTGCAACTCCATTGCCTCGTTCAGCGCCGCCATCTCATCCGACCTCATGATGAACTTCCCAGTGTCCGCGCCACGCGCACCAAGTGACTTAAGCGCCTGCATACCCGCCTTAACCAGCGACCCGTAGTCCTCACCAAAGCCCATCTGGTAAAGCACCTCAGTCATGTTCAGCGCGGCGATAAGCACATCGATGGTCTTGCGGTCGGCCTTGCCCTGCGTCGTTGTGGCCAAGGCTGCATGGTTCTTGAGCTTTAAGTCAATAAGCACAGACCCGTGCGCCGCCACAGGGGTCAAGCTCTCCATGACATACCCCATGGTGTCGTACACCATGCCCTTCGGCCTGTAGCTGCTGCGCTTACGCATTGTCAGCAATGGCTCGGCGCACAGACTCGTGCGACACCACCACGCCGTGCTTTGCCTTCACCTGCGCGCTGATGCCACGCAGGCTCATCTTTTCACCGTGCCAAACAATAACATCCAACAATGCCGCCTGCTGGACGTCATCCTTCACCAGCTCTGCCTTGTGGCCCTTGCCCTCAACCCTATAACCAAACGGTGCCGACCCACCGATGTGCCCACCTCTGGCCTTTTTGGCAGCCTGGCCATCCTTCTGGCGTGACTTAATCACACGCCGCTCGTGGCCAGCGAACACCGCCATCACCTCCAAGATCAGCCTGGCCATGATGTTGGTGTCGTCTGTGACGTCGCCGTGGCCATTGATAATCAACCGCACGCCCTGACCCTTCAACACCTTAATCGTGTTGAGCGCATCAGCTGCGTCGCGGCTGAACCGGTCCAGCTTGGCCACGATGACCACGTCGCCAGCCTTTAGCGTCACGTTGTGCGCCGTCATACGGTCAAAGAAGCTGGTGGCGCCGGATACCCCTTTGTCCTCGATGTACGTCTCAATGTACAGCCCACCCGTCATGGCCAGCCCTTTGCACTCGCGCTTCTGATTACTCAAGCTGGTGCCGTCCACCTGCTCCAAAGTGCTCACCCTCATGTATGCGTATGTTGTCATTAGTTGTGTCCTGTTGTTGAAGACTTAAATGTACATGAGGTTGACGGGTCTGACAAGTCTTTTTTGCATATTTTGTAAAAAAAAATTTTAGGTGTGTTGGCCTACGTGAACGCCGCCCCGCCGCCGCGACTCGACGGGGGGGCGGCCGGCCGGCTGGCAGTCGGGTTGGGAAGGGTAAACCCTGTCAGGCTTTACCCTTTGTTGCTACTCATCGTCAAGCCTGTGTACGGGCTTGACATCCGACACGTCGACTATGACGCGCTTGCGCAGTGCGTCCAAGGCGATGTCGCCTAGGTTGATGTTGATCTCCGCCGCCTTGTCGCCGTAGGCGTCAGGGTTGAGCTTGGCGGCCATACGCCAGCGGTTGTCGCTGCGCAGCTTGGCCACCTGCACCGTGTCGCGGTCGGCCTGGTCTGCGATGCTGATCGTCTGCTCGGCCAGCGTGTGTGCCCCAGATTCACGCGCCCGCGTATATAGCACGG